CGCTAAAAGAAACAACGCTACCACTATTGCTAGATGCTAATATTGTTGTACGAGCCAAAGCTCCGGTAGTATAAGTGCCGTATCCAACCTCCCAGTTACCAGCAGAATCCGTTGCTGTGTAGTAGGTTGTGTTGCCACTTGTTAAAACTGTAAAGGCTTGGAACCCAGTAACCGTAGTTCCAAGAGTAAAGCTACTGGTGGTATACGATGTACTGGTTACTTGGACTCTATCGGCTAGTTGTAGAGCCATGATTTACCTTTAGGTTGTTGTCAATCTCAAAAGAGCTGATGTCGTTGTATTTGTAGGCATTGTCAATGTAAATGTGCCGGCTGTAATGGTTTGAGCGCCAAATGTATGTACGCTGACCGCAGCATTAGACTGGCTTGAGTTATAAATCAAGACAGTATCAAAAGCAGTTGTCAATGTAACAGTTGAGTAAACCAAGTTACCAGATGGTGTCCAATATCCCACTCCAGCCGTAGCTGATGTATTGGTAGAGGACGGAGCCGTTGCATTTGTTACAGTTATTCCACCTGCCGTATAACCTGTACCACTTACCTCGTTAGTAGAGGAATAAGCTGTAGTTGCAGCGTTAACAGTAGCTGTAGTTACATACAAAGCAGCTTTGAATGTATCTGCTGTGCTTGCCGCACGGATTGGTGATGTGCCAAAATTATGGGTAGCTGTCATTAACTGTCCCAAGAAAGAAGTGCACATTGATTGGGTATTACTCACAGAGTTCTCCTTATGCCATTGATGCGGCTACTAAATTCGTAAAAGGGCTGGTTTTAAGCGTTACATGAGCAGAACGATGAACTAATTCACCTTCGTGGTAATACTCGACCCAGGTCGTTAATTCGATATCATTGTCGATTGAACCCTCTCTTTTTTCAAGCAAAGAGTCATCCATATCGCCTTTGGTTGTTGTAATAATCATTAAGCACTCCTGATTAAAGCTGTTGATGAACTATTCGCCGGCATGGTCACTGTAAATGAATTGGAGCAACTCTTGTCTGATCCAAAGTCAATTACCGCAATAGATGCATTACCTGCCGAAGCATCATAAATCAAAGCGCATCTAGTGGTAAATGTAGCTGGAGTCCAAACAACATTATTCCAATTCAAATAAACAACGCTATTAACAGCATCATAGTTTATTGTAAGACCTGTCATTAGCTGGCCGCCAGCCGTGTATCCAGTTCCAACCACTTCATTCACAGATGAATACACAGTCGTGTTTAAATTTAAATTGGCAGCTCCCGTATAAAGCGCCATGTAAATATTGTCGGTCGAAAGATTAAATACCCCGCCATTGAATAGCTGGTATTTAAAGCTTGTGGTCTGACCTTGGACTATGCTCATGGTACGGGTTGAATCCTAGTTTGACCAGAGCGGTATGCATCTTGACGATCCAATCCATCTCCAAGGCGTTTCGCAATGGCTAATGCTTCCTTGTATTGATTCTCATAAAAGGCAAGCAAATCTTTATCGCCCTTTTGGTAGGTATAAGCTTCAACCAAAGAGCCGTACAAAAGTACTGAATCAAAGTTATTGCCAAGCCAGGACTGACCTGCTGCATTGGTAATTGTTGAAACTGGTACGGCAAATCCTGACCCTGATCCGCCAAGATAAGTATTAGATACAGTTAAAGAATCTCCAACTACATATCCTGTTCCGCCCGATGCCAGTGTGGCTGATGTAACTACTCCGCCTGTTACAACAACCGTAGCATAAGCAAAAGAGCCAGTCCCGCCAGACAAAGGAACGTTGTAATATGTTCCAGAGACATATCCCGTTCCTCCACTAGATATAGTACCCAGTGCAGTAATCGGAGCCTGAACAATACTATCTGGATAGAAAAAGTAATGTAACTCAGCCAAATAAGACTGATCAGGAGTCGGCCCAAGCATAAAGCTAAGATATAAAGGCGCAGAGCTTTGGGGGCCAAATAATGCATAGTGTCTTGGCAAGCTCTGATAGCTTGATGTTGGATAGCACTCGCGAATAAAGTTAACGTCTTTATTCAACAAATACAAATAATCTGTTTGAAAAACAATCGTACCAGATACCGCTGCAATGTTGTACTGCGATAAAGTAATTGTCGTTCCTGATACGCTAAGCACTTTGCACTGAACACCAATACCTGTTCCGCTTACGCTTTGACCGGCAAAGATATTTGTAGCAGATGAAACCGTAATGGTGTTTGTGCCAACCGTCCCAGTCGCTGTGGTGCTCACACTTGAGAATACTGCCAATGAAAAAGGAGCTAGAAAATCATTGGGGCAAGACAAGTATGAGTTACCAGCAGTCAATACGCCCGTCACATTCTTACGCAGGGACGGAAACAAGATAGAGTTAAATACTCTTTGCTCTGCCTGTTGTATGAATGTATTGATATCATTCGTAGGGAATGTGTATTCCAAATACGAATTGATCTCAGTGACGAGCTGGCTATAGTTCATGCCATTGGGCCTCTAGCAATTCTGCCACGTTCAGCTGCGCCATTACCCCTGGTCTCTTCACCAGATGTTTTGATCTCATCCATATTGCCAATTGATACGCCACCGTTTAATGGAGTCCAATTCTTACGAGTAGGCATCTTCACTGCTAAACCAATGTCTGGATGAGTTTGATTTTGCTCAATAGCTTCAGTACCAAACTTTTTACCATTCATCTTATGTGGTGCAGCATACTCTTCAGCCGGGCCATTTGTCTTGTTTTTAGCTTTGACAATAGCTGGGCTATTCTTTTTTGTAGGTTTGATGACCTGCATATTAACCTCCGGTTTGATAGCTAGCTCTGGACAAGTTGCGTCCAAGAGCTTTACGGCTTTCATTTGAAACGCCGGCTACTCCGCCTTTTGCAAGCTTAGTAGGCTTCTTTCCTTTGTGCATATTCTTCTCATGCTTATGCACTTCTTTTGCAGCTTCTTTATCTGCAATCTTTTTAACTTCTGCTTTCTTCATAACTGCTCCTTTAAGTAGTAGAAATTGTAACCGTGCCCACCTGATTTGTGGTAACTAAATTATTAGGAGTCAGTACAGAATCAAACTGACTTGCCCCGCCTATCGGGTTCCAGCCCCACTGAATATCCCTTGATCCACCGGACGGGAATCCTAAGATATCCAGTCCAGATGCAACATAACTTAAGTCCGGTCTTGGTTGGCGAACAGCTTGAGGATCATCAACCGGATACATACCCAATTGAAGCTGCGGCTGATCTGGATCCCAACACTCAGGGCAAACCTTTAACTGATACAGCTTGGTCTTGATGACCTCCATCTTGAGTTGGCTAAGCTTATACCGCTGACCGCATCTATCGCATTCAGCAATTGAAAACTTACCAGAGGCGAACCTATTGCCCATCAATAAGCTCCGCCACCACCACCCAAGAATTGCTGTCTTGGCACAAACCGAATAGCCGCCTTCTCTCTATCCTCGCCAGCAGCAATATCAAACTGCTCATCATATGCCTGTTTAAGCATTTGCACTCTGGGCATTAATTCTGGGACTTTCATTGAAATATGGTACGCCAGACCGGCAGCTACGGCTGGCAAGAACCTGAAGTTCATGTCCTGCACATTCGGCCCTGCTCCGGCATCCTGAACACGCCGCAGCCGCCAATAGGCAAAGGTATAAACTTGCGATGAATCTGGTGTTGGCCATACAGTTATTGCCGGTAGTTTAGGAACATATACCGCTGCACCCAGTGCATAAGACTGAGCCGTGGTGTTCGCTTGTGCTCTAAAGCAATTCTGTAAAGTGTTACCGGAAATGTATGAATAGTAAATAATCTCGCCGCCTATAGAGCCAAGCTGGATATAGCCGTTTGCAGCCAATCCTACCGTGCTAGAAAGCGTTATTGTGGTAGCAGTGGATGATACTGCTGCTGCCACTTGAATCGTTGTTGTAGACGTTTCTCCAGACATTCTCTGAACCCAAACTTGAATAGGTCTAGCCTGGGTTAGTTTGTTTGGAATAGTCGCATAGGTAGAAACACTGATACGAGTAATTGTTAGGTCAGATTGATTAGAGGTGCTGTTGGCATTGGTGCGGATTACATGATCCAACAAATCAATCGTATCAGTGGGCAATGGATAAGTATTTAAACCAGGTGTTAAGGTGATAACGCCCTGGTCAATAGTCCACATATTAATGCCACGGTTTTGCCATTCGATGGTCATCAGGTTCATTGACCTGCGAGCAGTACGCAAGTCATAACCGGAACGCATCTCCCTGCCAGCTCTCTCCCATGCTTCTTCTGCTATTTCAGCAAAGTCTAGGTCAAAGCTGGTTGTTCCAGTAGTGGTTCCGGTATTGATTGACATTATGCGCTAGGAGCTTCTGGCTCTTCGTTAGTAGATTTAGCTGCATCTTCATCAAACTGCTCATGGGATTCACCAGCCACAAAAGCCGCTACCGCCGCTGCCGGAGCTTCTTGAGTCGCTTCTTGAAATGGATTGAGTTGTGCATCCAAATCATTGATTACTCCTTGAAGATCAGGGTCGATACCGTTATAAGCAGCCATTTGATGCTCGGCTCTTTTGTTCAATTCATCAAGGATGAATAGCGCGTCTTCTTTGCTAATCTGAATCATTTCTTTTTCCTTGTTTTAGCGGATTTAATAAAGTCTGCCTTGGATGGAGCGCCTTTAGATCCTGGCTTACGCATATGCTCACCAGAACCTGCTGCTATCCTCTCTTGCTTAGCATGAATGTTGGCATAAAGTCCGGGATGATTAGCAATTCCGCCCTTCTTAAACTGCTCAAAGTCAGTATTGTCACGGCGTTTTTTAATCTTTCCTTTTGGCATTTTGGAGGCGTTAATATCCCCCATACCGCGGCTTGCCATCATTTGTGCATACCCCTTAAGGTTTCAGCTAAGCGAGCACGTTGCCCCAGTTTACCTGGAGCTTTTGCCGCTTTAGCTAGTTTCTTGGCTGGAATCTTTTTACCTTCAGGAACGCCAAGCTGCTCGCGTAATGCGCCAGCTTTTTTGATGGCGTGTTGGATCCACTTTTCAGCCATGATGACTCCTTAACAGGCTTTACCGCCGTGCTTCATGTGTTTCTGATGCTTGTGCAAATGCTCAACAGCTTCGTGGTGTTTTACATGACCACCTGCTTTGTGCTCGCCGTAGTGGTGGTGATGATGAACGTGACCTCCAGCCTCGTGCTCTTTCATGTGATGAACCATGTGCTTGTGCTCATGCTCATGGGGAGCTTCGCCGTGTTCCATAATGGGAGCGTGATCGTGTTTCATATTTGATCCTTATTTCTTGTGATGAACTTTAGCTTTGCCACCGTGCTTCATGCCGGTAGTTGTACCAGCCATCTTAGGCATCATTGCGCGGGTATGACCCTTTTGCTGAATGCCATGCTCGCCGTGTGCGCGTTTTTTCTCACCCTTTTCGATGCTAGACAAGCCTTTTTTCATGCCTCTTACATCTTCAGCAGCTTCTTTCTTGCCGCCAGATGCTTTTACCTCTACGGTGTCATCAATGTGTCCGCCTTTAGCATAGTGGTGTTTAGCCTTAGCTTTACCGCCATGCTTAAGAGCCTTTTCACCCATGTCTTTAGAATAGGGTTCTGCTTTCTCGCCGTGCATACTCATGTGATGCTCAGCCATCGCCAAATGGTGATGAGCTAAGTGCTTGTGGTGAGCCTTTGTTAGACCACCGTGAGCCATGCCAGGAGCGCCAGGAGGCATTGCACCAGGCAGATTCATTGCAGGAGCGGCAGGAGCTGCCATAGCCCTTGGAGCCGCAGCTCTAGGACGGCGAGCCGCCATTAATGCAGCCATTGCTTGAGCCGCTTTAGGATTCATCGTTGCCATATCACCACCTCTTTTAAAATGTTTGCCTTTATCGGCTTCCGCAAAATCACGACCCACGGATTGTGGAACGTGCACCTTCTTTGCAAAAGCCTTATTATGGGCTATTGCTTCCATAAAATTATGCTGCTTTTTACTGCTGCTCGGCATTTCAATCAGCCTTTTTGACGAATAAGGAGATCAATCTTTTCTTCAAGTCTGTTAAAGCGTTGATCAATGTGGTCTGTAATTCGATTAACTTCTGCATTGGTGACGTACTCACGAGCAATCTCCTCTCTGGTTTTGTTCAACAGAATGTCAATTCTTTTGACTTCATTAAACTTCTCTTTTAAAAAGAACCCGATTATCCCTATCAATAGAGATAAAACGCCGTTCCAAACAACCATTGCATCCATTTAACACTTCCATTTTCTCAAAGATTTATTGATGCGACTATCTGGATCTTTTGCGGTTTCCAAACTTGTCAACTTCTTTTTCATCCCTTCCATCCTTGCGCAGAAAGAATCTTTCCTTGAGCCACCCTTTGGTTGAGGAGGCTTGAGGTTCATTCCTTGCTTCTTGGCGGATTCTCTCCCTTTGGAGTTCAGACCACCAGCCGGGTTTTTCCCCTCTTTGCGTTGCCATGCTGGGGACTTAGCCATTATGTATTTCCTGCGTCTGCTGCGTTTTTAATCAGATAACCTTCTTGCGAAACTGTCAAAGCCGCAGTACCGGTACTAACTTTTGCTTGCAATTGGATGTCCGTTTTCTCAGAAACAAGCCTGGGCATTACTCGCTGTGTATGGTAGTTGTTTGTAAACGGAGCCACAACAGTAACGGTAGATACCCCTGCACTATTTGTTTGATAGTTCTGATATGTTGCAAAACCTGCGGGGTTAGCGTTCAAGCTGGTATTGATGTCAATACGGCTCAAGTAGAACGTGTATCCTGCGGGTACGGTGTAAATGCCCATCAAAGTTCGACCGTTGCCTGCTGCAATCTCTGCGTACAATGTTGTATCTGATGTGTCTTTTAGCGTAATGTTACCAGTAGGGGCACCACTAGCGACCGACATACTGTTGATACGGAAATAAGACTTTACTGTAGTTACAGCCGTTGTGCCGTTTAACTTGATAGTCTCAGAAATTTGGTTGTAATTCGCATCCAAGCCGTTGATGGTTATCAACGAAGTTGCATCAGCACCTGTGTTAACAGAGCTGACAAGGTGCATTTGAATAGCAGATGACGGAAAAGTATAGGAGGTATTACCTTCCCACACAGGCACAAACGATGTACCTACCGCTGTTTGATAACCATAAATGTTTAAAACACTATGACCATAAATTTGACCGCGTGCAACTTGCAGGTCAAAAGGCTCATACTTTGCTTGACGCGTAACCGAGTTGAATTGGTTATTGGTACTTGGAATACCATTTGGGCTTTGTGCCATAGGAAGCTCCTTAAATTAAGAAATGGGGGCCGAAGCCCCCAGGGGATTAATCTAAGTTACCGTATGGGTAAGTTGTCAAAGTACCAATGTTGTTGTCATTCTGAGCATAACGAACAACAAAGTTCAACTTTCCGCCTGTCGGTGCTGCAACGCTTGTACCTGTAATAGACAAGGTAAACACAACTTGTGACAAGAAAGATGGCTCAGCCACATATGGATTTTGCACGTCAGCAGTAGTAGCCAACATGTTGAGCAAGTTAGTGCCTGTATAAGTTGTTGTCAAACGACCTGCAGTACCAACGCCTGTGCTTGAAGAAATAACTGCTGTTGCATAAGCAGGTGTACCTGCTGCAGCTGTGTAGCCGTTAGAAACAAACACGCTTGTATTAGAAAGTGTTGCGCCGGACTCACCAGTAATTGCCAAAGGATAATCGACAATGATGTCAAAAATCTGGCTGTTAACTGGTAAATACATAACCGCGCCGCGATACACTTGTGTAGATGTATCTGCAGGAATTGTTTGCACAGTAGCTCCGGCACTGCTGTATGTGCTAGAAGGTGTGTAAACTGTACCGTTTAAATTAGGGATGTTATTGCCCCAAGCAAACTGACCAGAAGCACCAGAATAACCTGCTGTACCTAGTGTGGCGTTTGATAGGTCAATAAAGCAATCTTGCTCTAAAACTGTGTAGCCTACATTACGTGCGGCTGTGAATCTTTGGTCGCCAGATAGTATGGGACCGTTAAACGTGGAACGTGCCATTATAAGTTTCCTTATGCAAAAGTTACCTTGTTAATCGTTGCATCGTGACCCCTGGGTGGGTTGGCAACAAGGCGAAAAATCCCAGATACCTAACTATACACTAATTTTGGGGTGTGTCAACAAGTTTGTTAGATTTTATTAAGTTTTCTTCTTGGGTAATTACGCGCAAATTCCACGGCACGTGGAGTCCGCAGACTTCAGGTGAAATCAAAGGAATGATGTGGTCAACTACGTACCGCTCTCCCGTCAGTTTGGTCATCTTTTGCGCTTGTAGGTACAACTCTCGCATAGCCAACTTTTGTTCTGGAGTGATCCATTTGGGTGTGGCGTTGCGATGTTTGCGTCTGCGTACACTGGTCAGGGCTTTGTAGTATTCAGGGTTGTTTTCCTTATGTTTAACTTTGTATTGTTGCGTTTCTTCCTTAGGACGCGCACTTGCCCGTGCTTTTACTGCCTCGCGATTTTTTTCGTAATATCGTTTAGCTGCTTGTTTTGCCGCTTCTGACTTAGGCTTGTCTTTACGTTTTTCATTGTCTATTTTCCAGTCTTCTTTTACGCACTCTACACAAGAACCTTTTGTTTTGCGCAGCGCTATATGTCCACGACTACAAGGTTGCCCTGTAAAGTAAAACTTTGCGCCAATGGCTTTGGCATCTGCACGATTGTTTGGGTATTCCATATCTGATCCTTGGTTACGATACGGGGAATTGTACACCAAATAAAAAGGGCCCCGAAAGGCCCTTTTATACTTCAAAGTTAATACTATATTAGTAAGAACTGAAAATTCCAAGAGGATCAGACCAGCCGAAACTATATCGCTCTCTAGACTTGTAACGAACGTTCCCTGTATCAAAATCTCCGTCCATTGAATTTTGTAGTGGAATACGCTCGAAGTGCTTCAAGCCGTTTGGCACGTCAGTTGTCAGGAACCATGTGTTGGTTGATGTCAAGAAGTGGTTAACGGTGTAGCCTTCAGGAATAGCTCCGTTGTTCTTGATCGCGTTAATGTCGTTGTTGTTTGTACCAACGCGCAATTCTGTCTCTAGGAGACGAGTTGCAACGAACATTAATGATGGGGGAACAATGAGTTTCTTAGGCTTAGC